CTCTAGCAGATGTGTTTTCATATTCAGCAACTAACTGTTTTGCTTCTTCATATTCTTCCTTTGATACAAAAATCGGTACAAAACCCTCGCCGCCCTCGTTACAGATATTGTTATAATTCCTTATATAAGCTCTCATATCCTTGTTTAAAGGCAAATAGCCCTGCTTTTCAGCCTTTTCGACGGTTTTCTTTGCACGTTCAATTCTTTCTCTCACTTCTCTCGCTTCTTCGACCTTAATAAACTCTTTCGCCTCATCGGTTGTGCCGTTCTCAAAGAGTTGGTCGAGCCAAATGTTATAATCGTCAGCGGCTTTTTCGTCGGCAAATCCGAACTTTAAATTGTGCACCATATAAGCATTTGTGTGTTTGCTGTACTCAGCTTTTAAATACCAATGACTATTCGTTTCTTTGATTTTTTTACCATTCAAGCACAAAACAAATTTAGCTGTTTTGTGCAACTTTCCGTCCACAACATCGCAACTGTAATCGCCTTTAATTTCGATAACGCTGTCGCCTTTTACATATTCAAATACATTTTTCATTTCTTTCTACCTCCTTGTATATGCCGCCCTAGTGGGCGGCTGTTAATCATCAATCCTCATCATAATCGCACTCAAACTCATCGTACCAACGGCTAAAACTGCCAATCAATGTCATTTCGATAGCCTCATCATAGTTCTGCTCATCGAGTTGCTTATTATCATCGCAATCAAATGTTGCGTAATACAACTTGTTATCCTCCCCCATAACAACAGCTGTAAGTTCGCCGCTCTCGACATTTGCATCTGTGTTTGAGTCGTAGCTCCAAAGGAATGAGTACTGTTTACCCTCAAATGTTGTTGTGTTGTTGTGCTTTACTGCTTCGTTAAATGTTGTCTTCATAATTTTTACCTCCTAAAGTTTTCAAAAAGTGTTTTCGGGTTTTCGTTATCCCCTTTGTTTTATCTTGATACTATAATAACACATTTGCATTACAAAGTCAAGCACTTTTTGCAAAAAAATAAAAAATTTTTTACATCATTTTCGTAAGGTCACGAAAATGATAATAATTCAACTTGTTAGAAAATCAGTTATTCGGAATTTCCGAACACCTAATTTTTGCAATAAAAAACACCCCAAATGGGGTGTTATACTCATCACTCTATTACCTCTTTATATCCTTTTACTCTCGTTTTTTCGCCCTTTATCGACAAACTACAACCCTTACTAAACTGTTGATACTCTTTTACGTAATCGGCAATTTTAGCATCATAAGACTTTGCCAGCTCGATATCGCCTGCCGTTTTGGCGGCTATCTGTTTTTCTCTCGCTTTCCTTATAAGCAACTCATATTCCCTTTGCTTTTGAGTGCATTCATACATTGTCAAATTTTTGCCGTTCGGGAGCGTATACCCTTTCTTATTCTCTGCAAGTATGTCTTGCAATTCTTTTTCCGTATAGTTCGGTTCAAAAACTCCGATTATGATGCTGTACGCAAAATGCCTACAGTTCAGCGTGCCGATGGCTCTTTTAAAACCCTTGTACCGCCTGCCGTTTACATCGATAAAATCCTCACCTGCTTGCATTTTGTCATACTCTGTATTTGTGAGTTGATGCCCTTGCACCTGTGCGTGGTCGGGTGCTGGATATCTATGCACCGTTATTTCTTTACCGTCTGCTTTAAATTGCTTGCCTACCTCATCTTGTACGGCTTGATTGATTTCTCGCACTCCATCTAAAACATTTCGCCTTACAGCCGTGTCAAGCCTCTGTGAGTGCACTCTGCCGCTTTCCGCCTCGTATGTTACACTTTGTATGCCCTTTTCCGTGAGTGCATCTAAACTCTCTTTTATCATTGTGTTGTAGTCAACTGTACCGCTTTGTGTTGTTTGTACGGCTGTATCTATAACACTTTGATACGCTTTCGCTAGGGGTGTGGGTATAAATTTTGTGCGGTCGGTTGGGTCACGCAACAAAAACGCTTGTGCTTTTGCTAGATTAGTATATGTGCCTGCTGTGTGCTCTTGCACAGCTTTAACTACTCGCTGCAACGACTTGTTTTGTGCAAAAGGTATAAACGGCATTTTGCGATAGTCATAATAGGGCTTTGTGTCGTTGTAAACATTTTCAGCAACATTTTTTATGAGCTTTTTAATCTCTGCAACCTGTAACGCTGTTAGCTCTGCTAGTTTTTTGTTTATCTCTCGCACGTCTGCACCAGTTTTTAAAAGCCTTTCAAGCATATAAACATCGGACGGCAATAATTCCCCGATTTCGTTTAGCCTTTTTGCTAGCTTTTTTATAACATATATATTTATGTTACGTTGTCGCTGAACTATTTGTTCGGTTAGATTGTCGATTGTATCGTCGCTTAACAATATTATTCACCCCCATCAACAAAAACGCTACACTTCTATTTTCCCACTCATTAAGTCGGGAAGCAGGGCATCTCGCATTTCACAAAGATATCGGTTTTCTTCGTTATTCAAGTACATAATATGTTGTTTCCACATCTGCAATATTGATGTTAAAATCGTTGATACAAACTCCGAATTATTATTTTTGAATACAAGTTCATTTTTATTCTTTGTAAAGCTGATGTAATCTGGTTTCACCGGTTTATCGCCTGCAATTTTATAAATAAAGTCCTGAAAATCCGTATCTGCCAGATTGTCTTGTTTATATAATTCAACATCAAATCCCAATCGTTTAGCAAGTGTTTCATTTATAACAAGTTTACAACAGTTCTTTTCTGTTGCAATTCTGTTTATATCTGCTAAAATATCCGAATAGTTGCGGTGTTCAGACTCTGTATAAACAAACTCAATATACTTTGCCGAGCTTAAACTGTATTTGTTATTTTCAATACTTTCAATCGTTGATGGGGTTGAAAATTCGCTTTCTTTTAATCTGTTTTTTATAGCGTTGTATATCTTGTCGATATTCTCTTCCGCGTATACTTTAACAGTTTTTTCATACACTCTGTTTGTGTGGCTTTTGTCTCCAAACTGCCCTCTTTGTGTTCTTTTTTCTTCGGCGTATGTTTGGCGTGCGTCTATAAACTCTGTGTATGCTGTTGTTTTATCATTGTCAATAACAAGTAAACAAGTTCCTATAGCAGTTGCTTCAAACATATTTTCTGGATTTACTATCACGCTGTCGATTTTGTTCTTTTCAACCAGAATTTCTCTGATTTTCTTTTCTTCTTTCAGACCACCTTCAAGCACACAACAAGGTAAAATCAACACGGAACGCTTTGCAACGCTCATAGCGGATAATATAAAAGCGAAATTTGCATTACTTTCGGGAGGTACGCAATAATTTACAAATCGTTTTTCAATCTGCAAAAAAGGCTCGTGTTTCCACTTCATATTGTAGGGTGGATTTGATATACAGATATCCGTTTTAAAATCCGTTGGTGGTACAATTTCAGTAATAGTTGAAAACTTCTCACCTTTGGTTAATTCCCAAGCCTTGAATTTTTCGCCGCTCAATACATCACCGTGAATAACAGTACCGTTTATATTTCGAATTGCAAGATTGAAAATAAGGAACGGAATAACCCTCTCGTCAAATTCTTCACAAATAAATTTACAATTTTTATTCAAATTCCACGCTTGTATAGTCAACGCTCCCGAACCCGAACACATATCGTAACAACTTTTTGCATTCTCTGTTTCACCCACTTTAACACAAGCTCTTGCAAGGCTGACAGGTGTATAATCTTGCATTTTCACTTTTCTATCTGCCATATAATATTGAAATATAATTTGCAAATAGTCTTTTGTTAAATCATCGCAAAAATCCAGCCACTTTTCAAACATTTCATTTTTGCAAGAAAATAAGTTTTGCATTATCTTTTGTGGTATTTCGTCTATGTTGTCAATGCCTAGAACGCTTTGAAAATTAGTTTTTAAATCAGTTAATTCCAACAATTATCCCTCACCCTCATTATTCCCAAACTGTGACACCAAGCTACTTTCCATCTTCTTTTTATCTTCTTCATCAACCTTTGCAAGTGCCTGCTCAGCCTGTTCCTCTGTCTCATCAAAGTACCACATACGCATTTCCACGTCACTCATAATGCCTGCATTTTTAAGCAACATTCGCTGTGACAACTCTGCATTCACATCTGTCAAAACACTATCGCCAAACTCGATTGATGCTTGATATTCGCCCTCGGGGGTGATTTTATAGAGTGAGGCATACACATTCATTATATATACAACATCTTCAAGAGTATAGCGTAATTCTTCTTGTATCTTTGCGTTTGCACTATATGAGCGTTGTTTCATCACTGTTATTTCTGTCGCTGTACGCTCTATACTTGATATCTCTGATATTGTGCCCCAAGACAATTCGCAATCGTCTTCAATTTCTCGCTTGATTGCATTTAAGCCGTTCAAAAGTGCTGTATCACGAATTGTAGGTAGGAATGGTTGATACGTGTTACTTTCGCCTAGGTCAATAGGTCTAAACAATCTACCTTGCAAAATTGGGTTTACATAGTGTGTTTTGCCGTCTTTGTCTTGTACCTCTGCTAACGCATCTCTGTCAACATCAATAGCCGCCTCGGTTGCTTCGTACTCCCACAAAATTCTTGAAAATTGCTTATCCGCCTCCATGATATGCGTTACAGCTCTGCTATAACCGCTTACACCCAAAGGGCTACCAGGCTCGACGGTGTTGCCGTCTGGCATTTTAAAGTATGCAAACAGTAAGCGGTCGACATTCTGTATCTTTGTTTCTGGTTGTAAGTTTGCCCACTCGGGTATAGTTGACAATGGTACTTCTTGACCTAAGTCGGAATGACTGTAGGTATTTAAAAGCTGTGAGTTATTAGCACTTTTAAACGCTCTGTTTTGTACGATTATCGTGTTACCCTCTAATTTGTGATGTTCTAAACGTCTATAAATGTTGTCTTTATCAACCTTTGTTTGTACAAATGCCGCCTCTGTCACTTTTCCGCCGCCGTCAAAAGCAAGTGGGAAGAAGTTATTTGCTTGTATATAGTCAAACTCGATTTGCGACTTTGTGACATCATCAGCGTTTAACACCACATAAGGCTTTATAACCAAACCGCCTTTTGCTATGCCGTACTCGAGTTGCGTTGTTATCTTTCGCAAAATCTTTTTGTATTGCGTTTGGAGGTATTCGGCACGCTCGGTTGAACCTGTCACCTGTTGTATGTCGTCTATTTCTGCTTGTTTAGGGGTTATCCTTGTTTTCATTTCAAGGGTTACGAGTCTAGCCTTTTCCCTCGCTATTCGTGAGGCTAAACCAAGGGAGACGATTCGCACAGGGTTTCCACCGTCGGGTTCGTGCAACCACGGACTTTTATTTTCATACATATCCGACCATAATTCGATTGCGTTTTGCATTCTCGTCGAAATGATGGGGGCTATGTTTAATGTGTTTTCAATCGTTTTTGCACCTAACACTTTGCTTATCATCTCCTTTATTTTTTGCCATAGGTCGAAAAACATTGCATCACCTCATTTTTTTACTCAGTATAACAAGTATTTGTCAATTTTTTATACACATCTTCATACAGTTCCTGTCTGTCGCCGTTGTATGTATATTCGGCATAAATGCCGTCCGATACATTTGTTGATGCTAAACACTTATAATTTTGCAAGGTCTTGCAACTCCAAACTATAAATACATTTTCCAATGTAATCACCGGATAATCCTTCATTGTGTTTTTTTCCGAATTGCACCAATCAACCAACTTTTGCTTACAAATGTTTTCAAATTCTTTCATTCCTGTTACTGTCATAATCTCACCACCTCATTTTAATTTACAAAACCAATATAGCAATACCGCAGGGCAGACTCTGATATATCTGTAGGTATATCAGAGTCTTTTAAGTTAGCCTCGCTATAGATTATATCGTGATATTTTTCAAGGATATACCAGTTTGTTTTGACTGTTTCGTCTGCCACCTTTTCTAAGGCGACATTTCTCCAAGGGTTTTTGGTAATTCGTCCATTTTATCACTCCTTTGTAATCTTCTCATATTCTTCCTGTGTTATCTTCCCAATCTCCAACGCCTTTTGTACTCTCGCAATCCCCCATAAACCGCCGTCATAATATTTCTTTACTTTCTTTGCAAAATCGCTCATATTACTCCTCCAGCATTAATAAGTAATCTACATCTGCCCTAAGTTTATCGAGTTCCGTATAAACAGGAAACGGGTAGTCAAGATACTTTTCAGGGTTGTTTTTTATATCGTCTATATCCAAATTTTCGGCTTTGTTACTAAACTCGTTATAGTCATACTCGATATAAACTTCCTCTTTTTCCGTTACCTTTCCATCTTCGTCTACCTCATATTTTTCCGTTACCTCTTTGGGGTTTACGCATATAAACACGTTAAGATAACCATTATGCAAATCAACTACCTTAACTTCCTGTTGCTGCTTTGTAAATTTTGCTGTCATAGACCGCCACCACCTTTTTACATATATTTAACACTTGATATATGTGATATTTGATTTTTATTTTATAACTATTGCTGTTTTTAATTTGCCCATAATAAGATATACATCGCCTTGCATATAGCAAAGGTATTTTTCTATGTGTTTTAATCATTTTCCATACACGCATATAGCAACGTCTTATTCTTTTAAATACTCTTCGCCTGATTGTAATATGCTGCCTGTAAACCCTGAAACCCATCATATCAACAAATTGACCATCATTTGATTTATCGCCTGTTTTGGCTTTAAATACCACCCAACTGGGCTTAATTTTTAAACCTAGTTTTTCATCGACACACTTGACAATCAACCGCATAGCCTTGTGTATATCCTTTGCATTTGTGCCTAAAATAAGTATATCATCTGCATAAAATACAACGTGTTTAACTAAGTTTATTCGCTCTGTTGTGCCGTCCTTATGCCTGCGTATACGACACATATTTTCGGATATTTCGTGATATAGTTGTGCCAAATAGAGATTACATAGGTATTGAGATAGATATGAGCCAATGCTTAAACCGCTCTCAAATGTATTAAGTAACTCATTCACTAACCATAACAGCAAATCATTTTTAATATGTCTTTGCAAAAATGCCATAAGTCTATTTTTATCAATGCTTTCATAACACTTTTTAATATCTGCCTTACCAACGTAGCGAATATTTTTATTTCTCAACCGTCTTTTTATCGTCTGAACGCCTTTAATTTGTCCTCTGCCTTTGATAGTAGCATACTGATGTTCTCCGATATAGACAAAAAACGGTCTTAATCCCTCAACGGCTATATAGTCATACAGTTGTTGTTTAACATCTTGTATACCAATAC